CAACAGTTTCCCACGTTGCTGATGGAAGTGTAACGAGTGCAAAGTTAGATGACAACATCACTATTGCAGGAAATCTAACAGTTACAGGAAATAGTACAGTCAATGGAACAACTACTGCAATAGATACTGTAAATTTAGAAGTTAAAGATAAAAATATAGAGTTAGGTTCAACAGATTCCCCTACAGATACAACAGCAGATGGTGGGGGAATTACTCTGAAAGGAACTACAGATAAAACAATACTTTACGAAAAGGACACAAAATCATGGGATTTCAATCAAAGAATTATAACAAGGTCAGGAGAGGCTTTAAGGAAGTCTTTACACAGATCATGGGTAATGGGAGGATAATATGGCTATAGCTAGAGGAGCAGGAACAGAGATAATTCGGTGTGCATCTTTTGAACACGTTCAAGGTGGTGGTGATGTAAATATCCTTATAGGAGAACAACATCACATATATACTGTGCTTTCAATAATAGTGTATGGAGATACAGTACCTTCAACCGATAGATTAACATATTTAGCTATAAGAGGATATGACTCTTATGGTGGTACAACTGCACAATTTAATAGAATATGGCAACAATATGTTGCAGCCGGACAAACTTTTGTATGGAACGATAAATTCAGTTTTAATGGTTATGAGCCAACAGATTGGTCAGGAGCAATGGCTACTACAGCTAATCAAGATGCAATAGCAGATCAAGGTTCTAGTGTAGTACAGAAATTACAATTTCAAGGTTCACATGATAATGCTTTCTACGATGTTCATGTAACCTACATTGACCAGAATAACGCATAAGGAGATAGCATGAGTGGAATCGTTGGAGTAGGAAGTAAGTCAGGGATTATCGGAGAGATTATAGAAACTGGGACTAATGCAAATGGAGAATATACAAAGTTTAAAGATGGTACATTGATATGCAAAAATGACATTACATCAAATTCAAGTAGTGATGTCACATGGACATTCCCTCATGCATTTACTTCTGGTGGAACGAGGGCAGGAGGAACAAGTGGTAAACCGTGTTGTGTGGGGGCTTGTTATGATTCAGCAGTCAGAATTGTATCGCCAGCAGTTGATACTGCATCGCACACCACTACTACTTCATACAAATTTGTAGCTTGGATAATGCAATCAAACCCCGCCAGAACTTCTTCTGGACAAATGATAACAGCAACAGGATATTGGAAATAGAAAATGAAAATAAAATATTCACCTTCAGTTAATCCTTATGATGATGTTTCATATACATTTGATGGGGATAAAATTACAGTTACAGTTAATAAAGAAACAGATACTTATGATTTTAGTTCTGTTCCTAATGATTCTATATGTACTATTGAACATGAAGAAAAAATGGCAATTTCGACTCCAATTACAGCAAGACGAGATGCAGATGGTGTTTTGTGGGTAGAATTATATAAGTGCATAGGAAATGATGCAACCGAAGCAGAAAAATTTCCAGATTGGGAGGATTCACCATGAGTAAAATAACTTCTAAAACAAAAGCCGACATGGCAATGGCGCAATTACGAGAATTTAGAAATAGAAAAATAGCAGAATCGGATTGGATGTCAAATTCAGATTCACCTACAATGTCAGCAGAATGGAAAACTTATAGACAAGCTTTAAGAGATATAACTAAACAAACTCCTAAACTTAACGAAACTAATGACGATGGCCCATTAGATATTACTTGGCCAACAGAACCATCATAAACGGAGTAATTAATGAGCGAAGGTTACATAGGATTAGCACCATCGTATGGTGTATTTCAAAAACAAGTCATTGCAGGAACAACTGCATCTACTTATGACTTGGATTTTGATGTAGTCCAATCGACACAAATTATGGTGTCGATAGATGGTATCGTGCAAGAACCAGATTGGGCATTTTCTATCGGTAGAAGTTCTACTGGACAAATGCAGATTACCTTTGCAGAAGCTCTTACAGTAACAACTGCAACTGGAAACACTACTCTTGGTTCTAACAGTCTTACGAATGTAAACACTTCAGGTATTGTTGTAGGTCAGGGTATAACTGGAACAGGGATTCCTGTAAATACTCATGTACAAGCAATACCAACAGCTGGAACAACTGGAACAATCACTCTTTCCAATAATGCTGACGCTGCAGGAACAGGAACTACATTTTCATTTGGTGCAAGAATCTTCATAGTATATCTTGGAAAACAATTACTCACTCCATCAACTACAGAAGATGATACAGTACCATTTTCAGAGCATTTCTCAGGAAACAATAGTACAACTTTATTCAGTCTAGGAAGAACACCACCAAACCAATCAAGTATCATGGTATTCGTTGATGGTGTTTTCCAGAGGGGTTCTGGAAATGCATATACACTTTCAGGTGCATCGATTACATTCACAGGAGCTCCTCCTTCTGGAACGAATAACATTACAGTACATTATGTTGCAACTCAGAACAACTCTGTACCAACTGTTACGGATGGTTCAATCACAAACGCAAGTCTAAACTTAGATTATAGTGAGGCAACATACAGAGCTCCAACAGTAGTTACGACAACTGCTGGACAAACGACACAGACAATCAAAAGACCAAATCTAACATCATACTATGATGTAAATAGTGTCTTGGTTTTACTTAATGGTATTATGTTAATACCAACAACTGACTATACAATATCAACAACTACACTTACTTTAGCTGGTGGTGCAGCTGCAACAGGGTCATCTTTAGTAATAAGGTATTTACCAACAACTGCATAAATATTAAGATAAAAGAGAAATATAAATGGCAACCAAAACAAGACAATTAGCAGACTTTCTAGTAGCAGGGGGTACTTCTGACCAAGTAGTACAATCAGTTCCACATATACGGCCAGGACTTCTCTATCCTTCTTATGTTGCCTCTGGAACAAGTAATAAACTTTTAGATGGTGTTACCAATCATTCTGGTGCTTGGGGTACAGAACAATCAGATGGTAGAAAATATTATTATACTAATATCGCTGGTAGTAGTCCGATTAATGACCCACGAATAGGCGCACATTATGGTAGTCAAAGACATATGATTAGGTCTATACAACATGACCATAAAGGATCAAGTGGATTTCAAAAAGGAACAAACGCAAATACACCAAGAGCAGTTTATAAAGTAGATGGTAGAGAATGGTTCAGAATTTTATGGGCACCAAATGCAACTCAAAGGGTACAATTTGAACATACAAATATTGGCCCACATTTATCATGGGATCCGAACTCTACTAATTCTTTTATAGAAATTACTGGATATTTTAATGAAGCTCATTTATTAATGCACGCTCAAGGTGAGGCAGGAGCTCACAGTAGAAGATTTCAATGGAGTATCGATGGTGGTTCTGATAGTTCAGAAATTGGTGCAATGAATTCAGAAGCTGCATTTAAAGATAGATACATTTCTTCTCATACTGTTTTTCCTTGTGAAATAGGTACTGATGCAACATTAGGAATTCATACATTAAAGATAAAAGCAGTAAATTCATTTACATTTCATCCAATGGGAGTAGAACTTATTGCACAAGATCAAGGGTCAGCTACAAGAAAAAATCAAATTAATATTCCTGCTCAAAGAGTAATCAGTTATGGAAAGAACTTTAATATAGGTTCTGATACCTTAACTGATTCAGTACATCCACATTATGATCCGTTTAATGGATTTACAAATGGAACAACTTTACATTCTGCAAAAGTAGATACTGCAACTTCATTAGGATTAGACCATGCCCCAGGCTCATCTGCAAAATGGGCAATATCTAGTACTAATAATGTCCGCCCCTTTAATGGCGGTCGTGTTATAAAATGGGTTGCAAATGATGGAACAATAAAAACTTCTGTAAATATGATGCCACCTAATTCTCAAAATCTTGATGGTGACGCATCAAATGAAATAACAACTCCAAGCACAACTAATACTCATATATACAATAGTTCTGATGATGCAATAGATGTTAATCAACAAGAAATTGCTAAGGCCTTTTGGTGGAGAGAGTTTGGTAATGGCGCATCTCGTACAGGAGGTGGTGGTAATTGGGCAGATATGTCGCAGTTACTATCTCAAGATAAAATTGGTTATTCAATGGATGATGCATTAACCGCCTTGCATAGTACACTTGGAGTGCAGACAACTGGTGATTATGGTGTAGATAAAGAAACTGCTTTAATTCCTCAAGGAGATAGTGAATTTTGGGTTGCTATATTTATAGGTACTGGTGTATCAATAAGGTCAGCTGCAAATGATGGTCAGGGTATTTTTACTATAGCTTCAAATTTACCTTATGGTTGTCATCTTTTAAAAGTTGTTAGAGATGGTACTAATGATCCAGCTTTTCATATAGATGGATTTAATATAGGGAAAGAAAGTGCCCTTAATAGTTATGGAAATTTAGTTGAATTAATTATTCATCAACCAGCTAAACCACCAATTCCACAGGACGCGTGTATCATTGCTGACTATATGCTTATGGCAGATTGGGTTAGAGATTCAGAAACAGATTCGGAAAAAAGAACTTGTTCCAAAGGGTCACGTTATGTTCAAAATGATAGAGACTATTGGTATCATGATAACGGAGCAAATACATCATGGGATAGTCCTATATGGGGCCAAAATTCTCATTCTCATTCTGGATATATTATCTATGCAAATGGAAATGTTACTAGTGGTACTCATGAAATGATGTTACCATATTTTGGAACACATATACAAACCAGACATTATAATAATCATGATGATGCTATTACAATAAATGGTACTGCAGCTTCTTCTAATGATACAGGTTCAAACTATAGTGCAAAACAATATTTTGAAGTCTCAGGATCACCAGAACCCAAAATTTATAAACAAATATTGAATGATGGTTATTGGCATTATAATGGTGGTGAAGTTCGTACGCCAATTCATACAAGTTATCATTATCAAGAGTTTGAGACGCCATATTCGATGGAATTAGTTGGTGGCGATAGAAACATGGAACAAATGAATCTTATAGTATCGGGAGATGGAAAAACATGGGATAAAATAACTAGAGATATAAGTTATATCGGCCCATCAGCGGGATTTAATGTAGGTAGAGATAGTGGGGATATTTCTGGTAGTAATCCACCACATTTTAATTTACTAAGAGGTCAGGTTGATGATAATGCAAATAGAGAAATATTTTATATGAAACATTTTGCATCAAATGGTGGATATGGTGTAGTATGTTTGAAAGATGGTTATTACCAAGTAAGTTTTATTGCTGAACCTCATACTAATGATGGAACTTGTCAAGTTGCAATTAAGAAAAATTCTGTAGATTGTAGGTCATATGAAGTTAGAGGGGGAAGTGCAACCAGAGGATTGTACCATCTTAAATTTAATTTAAATCTTAAAAGAGGCGACATACTTGAAGTTCATGTTAATGGTGGAACTATTAATATGGATGGAGATATGCAAAATAGTTTTTCTGCACACATATTAGATTAGGAAATTATATGTATATATCACATAAAAATAATGTAATTTTAAAAATCAGTAATACAGAATTTGAATGTAGAAGAAAGACTAAAGGTCTGAATATGGAACAGTATAATGCATGGATAAAGACAATTACTACTGTTGAAGATACTGGTGTAGAAGATGCTCCTAAAACTACAATAGATTATTCTGGTGAAACTGATTATACAATAGTTGAATGTATTGATGAAGATGTACAGACAAGACTTGCACAATTACAGGATTACATTGGTGGTTATAGACCAAGAGTTTATAATATAAAATATTATGCTACTAAAAGAAATGCAGAAGAAATATTGGACATAGCTGGAAACAGTTATGACCCAAAACAATATGTTTCATCTCATTTTATAGGTGATGATACAGCTAGAGATAAGAGATTATTAGATGAGGAATGGACACGAATAAGAACAGAAAGAACACGATTACTAGCAGAAACAGACCATTATGCTCTGTCAGACCAAACACTTTCAGATGACATGAAAACATACAGAAAGTCATT